TTAATAAAAAATTATTTGGTTTATTTTCAACGAATGCTTACGGCTAGTTGGTGGTCCGTCATCTATAATATAGTCGAATTCAATTGACTTAATCGCCATTTGTACAAATTCGGCTTTATCCTCAAGCGTGGATACATTCCACATTTCTAAAAGTAATTTTTTATATTTTTTAACGTCTTCAATATCAAACTGTTTTTCTACTTTATTTTTAGTTTGACTTTCATATTCTTTAATAGCCTCGTCAGTTTCTTTAATTAAATCAAACAGCTCATCTTCCTGCATTAACCCGTTCGCATATAACTTATGATACCTTTTGCGTTGTTCCATAACTTTGTGGATATCAACAGTTATTTCAGGCTCACTTTGTTTTTCTTCAATTTCATATTTCTCTAAATTTAGATTGAGTAAGTAGTCATAAAATACTCGTAATATCTCCCGTTCTTTTATATAAACTGGTTTTAAGTTAGGCGTTATTTTACAATTGTTGCAGTAATAATTTTTATGTGTTGTGTAACCGTTTCGTGTTTTCTTTTTATTTGTATTCATTGTTAATTTAGCGCCACATGTAGGGCATGTAAGTTTACCTCTAAATACAGATGTGTGGGCGATAACTTTTGTATTTACACGTTCGTTCAATCTATCTTTTATTTTATTGTACATTTCTTCGGTAATAATAGGCTCATGATTATTCTCTAAATAGACGCCACCCCATTCGAAATGACCACGTGTAAATGGACTTCTCAATGCTCGTGTGATTGACCTATCTTCCCATTTTCTATTATTCGGTGGTGGAATATCTGAATTATTCAACTTACGTGCTATTGATTTAGCGCTTTTACCTTTTAACGCCTCCTCATAAGCAAATAGAACAACTTCCTTGTACTTATTAGGTACAAACTTATTATCTACACGATCATAATAAAACGGTGGAGTAGTAAGCATGATACCTTTTTTAAGTGCTGCAAGTTTACCCATTTGTGTACGTTCTCTAATCGTCTCACGTTCCCATTCAGCCATTGCACCAACTAATGTAACGAACAGTCGTCCCATTGCAGTTGAAGTATCGTACACTTCAGTAGCACTCCTAAATGCTACATTATTCTGTTCAAATATCTCTAGTAAGTCCAATAAGTCACGCACATTACGTGTAAGTCTATCTAACTTATACACTAGGACTAAATCAAACTTATTTATATCATTCATCAACCGTTGTAATTCTGGTCTATCACGTTTAGCACCAGAGAAACCAGCGTCTATAAATGTATCAGTTACAGTCCAATCATTTATCTCGCAGAATGATTTAAGTTTCCTTTCTTGTTCTTCGATAGAATAGCCATGTTCTTTTTGCTCTAATGTACTAACCTGACACGAACGTAAATAGCTACGTTCATAATACATCACTCCTTTAAAAAGGGTACGCAGAAAATGTGTACCCTTAGATTAACCGTATTTAGAAATTACAAAAACATAAAATAGTATGAGGAAACCAACTAGGAAGAAGAAACAACCGCAACCTCCCATATTCATGTATGTATTAGCTAATTGTTCTCCAACTTTTGATTGTTTCCTACTTTTACTTTGATTTGCAGCTTTGAGTTCTTTAAAAAGATAAGCAAATACGCTTATAGCAATTAAAATACATATAACGCCTATAAATGTTGCCATATCACTACCTCCTTTTAGAGATAATGATAGCAAAGCGCCATGAGAGGCGCTATAATTATTCGAATATTTGATAGTTATAAATCACTTTTCCTATTACTTCTATTTCTTCTAAATTTTCTAAATCAAAAGTATTCGTTTTAAATTCATCTGAATAACTCACAGGATCTAAATGTAATTTTGTTTCTGTTCGTCTCACTCGCTTTACAGTATATTCACCACCCAAACGCAAAACTAAGATATCGTTATTATTCAATCTATAATCTTGATTGCGTCTGTAATCGTGAATAATTATGTATGAGCCATTAGATAACACTTTGTTCATGCTATCTCCGTTCACTTGTAAAGCAATACACTCTTTAGGGTTTCGACCATTAAAAGCAATATCAGGCACTTCTAATTCTTTAGTATCTACTTCCACAGTTTCGAAATTACCAGCTGACACTTGCCCATAGTATGGTACTTGGTAATATTTATCTATCTTTTCAATTGGGACGATGTCATCTTCCAAACCTATTAAATAATCCATACTTACACCAAAATAAGTAGCTAATTGTGATACAGTTTTTGCAATTGGTTCTGATTTGTCATTTTCCCAGTTAGATAATTTACCTTTAGTAAAACTATTCCTTTTATCCTTACTAGGAAATTGGTTATGTAAATCGTCGCTAAGTTGTTGCAACGTCATTCCTTTTTGCTTCCTTAATTTTTTTATACGTGAGCCGAAAGTCATACCATTTCCTCCTTTTATTGTAATATATTCGCTACATTTATAATATACAACATATGTAAAATAATCACAACACTTATATAGGAATAAATAAAAAAAGTTATAAATTTACGACAAAAGCATTGACTTAGGTTACATTAACGTGTACTATAATAGACAAGTCGTAAAAAAACGACAGAAAGAGGTGTAAAGATGAAAGGTTATAGCAAGCTTAAAGGTCTATTGAAAGAACGAGGTATTAATCATGATGAACTTGCTGATTTACTTGATGTACACAGGGTTACAGTAAGCAACAAGTTAAATCGTTCGCACGGTGCAGACTTTACAATGACAGAGGTCAGAAAGTTGTGTTTGTACTTAGAAGTAAGTGCAGACATATATTTTTTAAATGTAAGTCGTGAAAACACGACAAAAGAACCGCAGACAACTTAAAAAAGGAGGAATTGCAATGCCGCCACATATTCAAACAATGATGTTTAACTTTTTTGCCAAACGTGGCTACTTGGAGCCGGCGATGAAAAATTTAGAGGAAAGAGAGGAACAAAATAATGAGAAACAAAGAATTGCTAATTAAAGATTTAAAAGTAATTAATAGTTGCACGGGTGAAGAGTTGGAAGTAGCAGCAGACTACTTACTAACAAAACACCCACAAAAAGTTGATAACTATTTACACGATGAAAATAATCGTGGACTTGCCTATCACATATGTGGTTATGACGGTAAATGTCAGCAGAAATTCATTGAAAATTTCAAGTTCACACATAATGTAAACGTATTTTAAGGGGGGTGAAGAAATGACAAATGATGATAAAAAAATTTTAATCAGTGGCATGATGTTCAACATTATTTTCTTCATGTCAATGATGATGAGCGTATTCATTACTAACGCAATAGCGATTGCAATGGTTGCGTCAGCAGCAACGTACCTGTTTTTCGACCGATGTTACTACACAAAAAAAGACTGATTGCTACGCCAATAGCAAACAGTCGGAGACTTTTAAAATTATATGTACTTAAAATTTACAACTAAATAAGGAGGTAGTCAAGTTGAAACAACACAAGTTTAAAAAGATGGCTTTAGATCTTATAGAACTCGTACCGAATGATAGGTTTCAGGTTGAATACAAATACAACATCATATGGTTTGCTCATTTCGATAAAAGATATCCCAAAAACGTAAAAACTAAATACATCGATAACGACATAGATGACGAGCGCACGATGCTAATCAAATTTGAACGATTTAAAAAAGTGCTAAAAGGAGAGTGTTTGCTCGACGAAATCTAATTATCAAGGAGATGTATTTATGCATTACGAGATTATATCAACGGGATCCAAAGGAAATTCAGTAATCATCAACGATATCATGGTCGATTGTGGAGTAGCTTTCAAAAGATTAAAGGAATATTTATACGATATTAAATATCTTTTATTAACCCACATTCATAGCGATCACATTAAACCGACAACTTTAAAAAGAATAAAAAAAGAATTCCCGCATATAAAGGTAATTGGTAATTATGAAATTGCTCAATTATACGATGTTGACCATATTATCAATGCCGGTTTTCCAATGGATGTTGATAACTACACTTTTGAAGCATTCGAATGTGTACATGACGTTGTTACTTACGGATACACATGGAGTTTTAACAATAATGAAATTATTTATGCAACTGATACTAATTCTTTAGAAAACGCACCAATCAAGAAATATGATTACTTATTTCTTGAGTCCAATTATGATGTGGAAAAACTTGAACAAGCGAGAGGCAAACGTAGTAAATACGGTTATGACCCATACGTTTCCGGTTTGAGACATCTAAGTACAAAGGATTGTAAAACATTTTATTACCTGAATCGTAGAGATAAAGAATCAAAACTCATAGAACTTCATATGTCGGAGAGATTCTATTAAAAAATTCAAATTAGGAGAAATCATGCGAATGACTTAACGAAAGGAGATACTATCATGAATGAGTTGATAAAAGAACACAATTACAAAATAACAACAACTCAAGGTCATGTGACTTTTGAAGAATACGACAACTTGCTGTCAGAGGCTCAAAATCTTGCAAATCACGTTAAACAAGTTGAGGTTAATGAAGACAACATCAAAGAAGCTAAAAAACTAATGGCTCAAATGAATAATCGTGTAAAAGAACTTGAGACAACTAGAAAGGACGTTAAAAAGACTTTACTAGAACCGTACAATCATTTTGATGATCAAGTTAAAACTATCAAAGGTGTTATAGACGATGCGGTTTCACACGTCAAAAAACAAGAACGAGAGCTTACAGAACAAGAACGAGAAAATAAGAAAAAAGCGATTGCTGATATTTTTGACAAACGAATTAAACATTATGGTTTTGAAAAAATAATGGGGTTTGCAGATTTCATAAAACCTCAGCATCTAAACAAATCATACTCAATGAATAAAGTAGAAAACGAACTCGTAGATTGGTTGGAAAAAACTAAAAGAGACTTGGATACAATCAATAAATTGAAAAATAGAGACGAGTTAATTGTTGAATACCAAAACACCCAAGACTTATCAATGGCTTTTGAAATCATTGATAAACGTAACCAAAGAAAGAAACAGATAGCTGAGCAAAATAAGACAACGCCTAAACAGACGTATCATGTTTTCACTATTGAAGATGACAAAGATGCACAAATTGTAAAACTGTTATTGCAACAAAATAATATTAAATTTGATTATAAAAATTACTAATAAAGGAGATTTTAACTATGGAATTATTAAAAGATTTAGAACTTGTAGAGGTATCAGTAGAAGATGGGAAAGCAGAATTAACATTTTTAGATGAAGAAAATATGGAAATTAGAGCCGTTAAAATCAATAAGAAAAAATACGACCAAGATAAAAATAAATGGTATGAGGACCCAGAACAAGCTGAAAAAGCTGAAAAAATCGCACAAGAAGAATTTGGTGTAAGTTTTGAAGATTTAGAAGATGCAGTAGGGCAACATAAAGATGTCTATGCTTATGATAAATTCAATTCATTATTTGAGGTACAGATGATTGAAAAGTTTGATACTGATCAAGAAGGTTTAATTTTCCAAACTGAAATCAGTGAAATTACTGAGGATAACGTAGGTATCCATATTCGCTTTGAATATGAGGGTGAAAAATACGAATCTAAAATGACTTACTCAACTTACCTAGAAGCTAAAAAACAATTTATCGTAGACCCTATTAAAAAACAAAAACAATATGAAAAATTTGAAAACAAATTCAACAAACATATCGAAGAAAAAGACGAATTAATCGGTCAAAACATCACTGTAGAAGTAAAAGTAGCATTCGGTAAATTCGCATATTGTGAAATAAAAAACATTCCAAAGAGAAAATAAAACACTTAGCCGGTTTTATCCGGCTTCTCTTTTAATGAATTAGGAGGAAAACGAATGACTGACGATTTACTTTTTTACGATATCGAAGTATATAAGTACAATTCATTTGTTGTATTTAAAAATATAAATAAAAAAACGTTAAGAATCTTTACGAATGAACAAAACTTCAAAGGCTTAACTGAGTTTATCAAAGGTAAAACCTTAGTCGGTTATAACAATAACTATTATGATGACAAAATTCTAAAAGCTATGTCTGACGGTAAAACTCAAGAACAAATCAAACAAATCAACGACAATATTATTTCAGGTAATTTCGTCAATTATCCAAGAATTAAAAATAAAACATATGACTGTTTTCAACAGATCGATGTGTCTAATCCTTCGCTTAAAAAGATAGAAGGTAATGTTGGAAAAATGATTTTAGAAACTGATATAGGTTTTGACATTGATAGAGAACTCACCGAAGAAGAAGTCGTACAAGAAATGAATTATTGCGCGTATGATGTTGAAAACACAATCGATGTTTATAAAGAACGAAAAGATAACTATTTCGATATCAAAGATGACTTAGTAGATATGTTAGGCAACGAAAAAGCAGCTAAATGGAACACAACGACAATCTCATCAAACATTCTTTTAGATGAGCAAAAAGGGCAAAAAGAATGGGCGGACTTCCAAACACATATACCTGAGGGTTATTTGAACAATGTACCTGAACAAGTTGTAGATATGTGGACTTCGAGAAAACCTAATAAAAAATCAATTAAAATAGAAGATTTCGATTGTGAAATAGAATTCGGATTCGGTGGCCTTCACGGTGTGCATAAGCACATTTATAAAGCCAGGGACGTTAAATTATTAGACGTTGCTTCAATGTACCCTCACATCATCTTAAACATAAAAGCATTACCACCTAAAGCATTAGAAAAATACAAAAACATTTTAGATGAGCGTATCAAAATCAAACATGTGGACAAAAAGAAATCTAACGCACTTAAATTAATTCTTAACAGTGTGTATGGAAATTTGAAAAATAAATATTCATCGTTAAAAAACAGTCAAGCTGCAGTGGGAGTTTGCGTATACGGTCAAGTAGCACTTTACACACTTTGTAAAAGACTTTCAGAAACTTGCACGATATTAAACATCAATACCGATGGTGTAGCTTTTACAACCGATTCAGACGAATATAAAAAAGTTTGGAAAGATTGGGAAGAAGAATTCAAATTAACGCTTGAAGAAGATTTGTTCAAAGTACTCATTCAGAAAGATGTTAACAACTATATAGCGGTAGAACCTGACGGAAATATCAAAGTTAAAGGGGGAGACGTTAACAGATATCACGAGGATGCCAAATTTAAAAACAATAACGCACGTATCTTAGATATCGCTTTAGTAGATCATTTAGTATACGACAAACCTATACTAAACACTCTAATAGAATACAAATCACAGCCACATTTATACCAATATATTTTGCAAGCTGGCAGAACATACGAGGGTACTTTTGACAACAATAAAGTAAAATTACAAAAAGTGAACCGAGTTTTTGCAGCAAACCAATCAACAACACCATACATTTTATACAAAGTAAAAAAAGTAGACGGGCAAGAATCGTGGGCAAGATTCCCAGATGCACCGGAAAACATGTTCTTATGGAATGACGAAATATACGACAAAGATGGTAAAAGTCTGATAAATGATTTTGATAACCGTATAGATATCAATCACTACTACCAAATTCTTATAAAAAGATTAGAAAGATGGAAAGAATCAATTTGATTAAAAAGGAGGATAAACATTGTATGTAGAATACAAAGATGATAATTCAAAACATGCTTTACCTGATGCAGATATTAGCGAATTCCCAGATGGTTTTAGAAACGCAGGTTGGTTGCTAACCGATAACGATCTGATTGTAGATATAGATGATTTACCTAAAGACATCATCAAGAAAATGTTAAAAACGTTCAACATCAATACTCAAACCGTTTGGACCGATAGAGGTGTACATCTATATTTCAAAAAACCGACAACGTTTAGGGGTGCAAACGCAATCACTCCTTTAGGATTTGGCGTTGAATTCAAACATATTAAAAACACTAAATCGATCACTATTAAACGACGTGGGCAGATGCGTGAAATTGAAAATAAAGGTGTTAGAGAAGCCTTACCATTCGTGCTATCGAATTCAGTTAGCAAATTGGAGTCACTTTATGGATTAGATGATGGGGATGGAAGAAACCAAAAATTATATCGTCACAAAATGAAATTAAATCGCCACAAACACACTGACGCGATATTAACATTCATTAACGATTACATTTTTGCTGAACCTTTAGATCAATCAGAATTTGAGCAGTTATCACGTTCAAACGATTCAACATCATCTGATGAAGATGAACATTACGCTAAAGCTACAGAAATCATGAATATATTCAACACTGTTATATACAACGACGTATTGTTTTTTAAAGACAGTGACGGTGAGTATACAGATGATACGGCTATTCTTAGACAACATATATTTAGATTATCTGGACCAAAGAAAACAAACTTTATAGATGAAGTTATGAAACAAGTTGAATATAGAAGCCATCGTATACCACCAAATACTGTTTTCCCTATTAGATTTAAAAATGGAATCTTACAAGACGGTGAATTCATCAATGTTAATTATCAAGAGTTCACACCATACGTTATAGATATCGATTATGAACCAGATGCAGAATCTGTTCAAGAAGTGGACGACTACATTAAATTACTTACAAATAATGATAAAGACTATGAACAACTACTTTACGAGATTATCGGTCACACTCTAATTGTTAATCCGGAATTCAAAAGGTTAATGGGTAAATTCTTCATCTTTGTTGGTGATGGTGGGAACGGAAAAGGAACGTTATTAACTATAATTCGAGCTATTTTAAATAGGAAGAATGTCACAGGTTTATCAATAAGAAATATGAGCGATGAAAGATATTTTTCAAGCATGAAAGGTAAACTTGCAAATCTTGGTGACGATATTCAAGATGAACCGATTAATAACGACCAAATGAAGTTATTAAAAAATATTTCAACCTGCGATTATGTTTCGATGAGACAGCTCTATAAACAATCAGAAGATGTTGAATTAACTTGTACACTTATTTTCACATCTAATCACATCTTAAAATCATTTGAAAAGGGAGAGTCATACAAACGTAGAGTGGTTTGGTTACCGATGTATTCAAAACCGACAAAAAAAGACCCTAAATTCATAACTAAGTTAACAACACCTAAAGCTATGAAATATTGGATAAAACTCATCATAGATGGATATATGCGTTTATACAATAACGTCACATTTACTGAAAGTGTTAATGTCGCAAAGTTTAATCAAGATTACCACGATGAAAATGACACGTCAGGTTTATTCTTACAAGATTTTAAAAAAGAAGATATTCATGGTTTGAGACCACCAGAAATATATGAACAGTATGAGTCTTTCTGTGACGAGAACGGATTAAACACGATGAGTAAAAAACAATTTCAAATAAATATCAAAGAGCGATTTGGGTTATCACCTAAACCAATCAAAAAGAACGGTAAAACAATGAGAGCTTATGAGGAGGATAATGAATGAACTTATCAATCAAAGAATTAGAAGATAAACAGGAAATCTCAAAACATTATAATATCGTTTTCGATAACACTCTCACAATGGAAGATTTTGCTTCAGAGGACGAATTTATTGATGCTTATCAGGAAAGCGCTCGAATCGAACTTAATGAGTACGCTGATCATGAGTACATCGAACTGTAAAGGAGTGATTTAGTGCCAAACATTCCTTTTAGCGAAGCTGTAAAAAGACATAGAAAGAATCGTGGAATGACTAGAGAAGATGTGGCAAACGTATCACGGTTAACGGTTAACAGGATAAGAAAGATTGAAAATGGAGACTATTATTTTGAAGGTGTTCATCAGATAGAGAATTTATGCGATGCACTGAAAATGAATAGCGCGGTCAAGAAGATATGGATTTATGAAATGAGCGAATACGTTCAGATACCTGAATATATTTACTCACCACATCAAGTAGAAAAGCATAAATAAACTGCGTTACAAAAAATAAGAAACCGTTAGAAATCAGTCATATCAAGGGGTTTGAGGTTTTTGAACAAAGGCGGGTTACATGAATTTGAGTGTTTTCAAAAAAAAGTAACCGCCAAAACCCTTGGGAGAGTAGGGGTTCAGAGGGAATCGGGTTATAAGTTACACAAATATCCGGCGCCAAAGAATTTCTCAGAGAACTATCTGCACGAAGTTACAACTCTCTATATTCTATATACTTTCTATCTTTAAAAAAAATGTAACAAGTAACTAGATACTATATAAAGCCTATGGTTGAGAGATTTCTGAGGTTCAAAAAATGGTTACATTTGGTTACATAAATTTTAAAAATGTAACCTTTCTGATGTATTAAGTATCAAATGTTGTGAATATACACGAAAGGAGAATAACCAATGCAGGAAGAAACACTAAAACTCACATTCGACCTAACCGTCGAAGTAGAACAACCTATTTGGATAAGCAAACATGCAGATAGAGAAAACTATATCGAACATTACTCTAATAGATATAAAAATGATCCTGACAATTTACTAGATAATATCAAAAACATTACTGACGTTAGTGTCAGTTACGCGGATTGGAAGTGACACTATGCCGAAAGTGAATTTAGATGGTAAACGTTACAGATTATGTGATGTGTATAAATATTTTGATGTATCAGATAGCACAGTTAGAAAACGTTATGCAAAAGGTTTACGTGGACCAGAATTAATACATGGTAAAGGAGTATATGAATATGGTGCAGATGTACGAAAGAAATGAAAAGCAATTAACAGCTAAGCAGTTGTACGAGATACAGCAAGCTGAACTTAGACACGAAAGAGCGTTGAAACGTAAACGTAGAGAAGAACGTATTGCTAGGGCTAAACGTGCAGAACGTGAGGTTGCTAAGCACAGAGTGAACACTAGATACTTTAAAAATCTAGTACAAAATAATCTTGTGGTTAAAGTCAAGACAGATCAATATGGCAATGTGCAGAGGGGGTAGCGGAATGGAAAATGTAAGAATAATTGATTTGAAAGTAGATAATATTGTTCAGTTCCAAGCAGCATTTAAAGGTATTAATGCTATGCAAACGGCCATAGTCAATCGTGTGTATGCAATAGAAAAAGGTTTAAAAACAGTTTGGTACGCAGAGGTTGAGAATGCAGGTGGTTATAAATTCACACTTACTGATAATGATGATTTTATCAGAGTAAACGAGCCATTCACACGTAAGGTGGATATGCAGGAAGAACAAGACATGGTACATGAACCACCTCATTATCAGTTCGGTAAGTTCTCAGCACGAGTGATTATCGAATTAGTAGGTAAGACGTACAAATCAGCGTCAGTATTTTATCACGTAGGGAATGCACTCAAATACTTAATGAGAGCGCCTAGAAAGAACGGTTTGGAAGATTTAAAGAAAGCTAAACAAAGTGTTGAGTTTGCGATAGAGAATTGGGAGTGATGGTATATGAGTGTTCATTTTAGCAGTAAATCAAATGAGTGGACTACACCGCAATATCTATTTGATGAGTTGAATGATGAATTTAATTTCACTCTAGATCCATGTGCAACAGATGAGAATGCTAAGTGCAGTAAATACTTCACTATTGAAGATGACGGTTTGAGTAAAGATTGGTCTAATGATGTAGTTTTTATGAACCCGCCATACGGTCGAGAAATAAAACATTGGATAAAAAAAGCATATGAAGAAAGTTTGAAAGGTGCAACGGTTGTTTGTTTGATACCAGCAAGAACAGATACAACATACTGGCACGATTTTATTTTCGATAAAGCAGATGACATTAAATTTTTAAAAGGTCGCTTGAAGTTTGGAAATAGTAAAAATAGTGCGCCTTTCCCAAGTGCAATAGTCATTTATGAATGTAAGGAGGCCGAACAATGATCTATTTAGGTGGCGACATGCTAAGTATAGGGCAACAGATGCGTCGTGAGTTGGAGAAACAAGAGTTACAACGATTAGGCTTTAAAGTCTACGCACCACATGACGATAAGGGCATCAATGATAAAGCTAATGCTAAGCAAGATAAATTAGCAGAACGTATTGTAGCTAATGATACAGAGGGTATGGAACGCAGTAACATTATGATATTCGATTACTTACCTCATGCACAAGGGACAATTTGCGAAATGGGGTACGCACAGCGCCTTAAAAAAGAAAGTGAGAAGGATATTAAGATTTATGTTCAATGTACTGACATTAGACAAGGGACAGGACATATTTCAGACGAGCAAGACCGAGCAGAGTTCAGTATCAATCAATATGTGTATGGCGTAATTATGGATATCACTGATGGTAGAGGTGTTCAGACCTTTGATGAGATATGTAAAGAGTTGGTGAACGCATGAAATTCATAGATATATGTAGTGGTATAGGTGGTTTTCGTTCTGCATTAGAGAAACACGGTCATGAATGCATGGCGTTTGCAGAGATAGATAAATTTGCAAAGCAAAGTTATAGAGCGATATACGATACAGAAAACGAGATAGACATAGGCGATATTACACAAATGTCTGATGAAGATTGGCAACAATTTAAAGGCAAGTGCGACATTATCGTGGGTGGAACACCTTGCCAATCATTCTCGATTGCAGGCAAAAGGAAAGGTTTTGAAGATACCAGAGGGACAGTGTTTTTTAGCTACGTGAATGCAGTCAAGAATGTTGAGCCTAAATATTTCATCTTCGAAAACGTAAAAGGTCTTATTAGTCACGATAAAGGAAATACAATCCGAACAATGCTATTAGCATTTGATGAAATCGGTTATGAACTAGATTTTGATATTTTCAATTCTAAATGCTATGGAGTACCACAAAATAGAGAAAGAATTTATATCGTTGGCAGAAAGAAAGATAGAAATAATATCAATTACGGACAGCAAAACATATTCGAATATATTTGAGGTGGATAGATGAAAAATCAATTATATGAAGAAATGTATAGAGTTTATTTAAAGGGCTATTCGTTACAAGAAGTGGCTGAACAATTTGGAATTACTAGACAAGCTGTTTATACAGGTTTTAAAAGAAGAGGGTTTAAGTTAAGAAGTAAGAATTACAATAAGTTCGTTATTTATGATGGTAAAAAATTCACTCTGAGAAATAACGGATATTACGGTTGTACTACTGGAAAAAGAGAATTATTGCACAGATATAAATACGAAAAAGAAGTAAGACCGATATTAGATGGTTGGGATGTACATCACATAGATCATAACAGACTTAATAATGATATAGATAATCTTGTAGCTTTGCCTAAAAGTATTCACTCATGGTTATTCGCAGAAGGGAGCAATCAACATGTCAAAAAAACTGCAGGAGTTGAAAAAATGGTCCTCGTTGAACATTACATTAACCAATTTGTTGCCAATAAATACTACGTGTAATGTTACAACACGACTGATTGACATCTTAGAAATTGATGTAGACGAAAGTTGCTTTTTGTCAGAGTCAGGTTATATCGCTAAAGAAAAATATGGACGTATGGGCAAACAAGCTGTTGAAACTATAAAAGAAAATATGGAAGAAATACGTGATGGTTACACAATTAATGCTTTTAATAAAACAATTGATAAAAGCGGTTTAAGCCCTACACTAACCACAAGACCGGAAGGGTTCAAAACAGCTATTTTACCGATTACTAACAATTTACGCATTCGCAAACTAACGCCTTTAGAGTGTTGGAGATTACAGGGCTTTTCAGACGAGCAGTTCTACAAAGCTAAAAATGCAGGTGTAAGTAATAGTCAGTTATACAAACAAGCAGGTAATGCAGTAACAGTAAATGTCGTAGATGCGATTGTAGGTGAGTTGGAGTGATACTATCCGATACAATCAACCAACGTTATCGCTACAACACACAAGGCAAAACACCTACACAGATACAACAGGAGTTACGTAAGCTAGGTGTCAACGGCTTTGTGGTTAAGGTAGCAGGAAGTAGAGTAACGATGTTGGTTGATAGAGAACATAAAAATACGAACAGGGAGTGTGTAAGGAATGACAAAGATTAAACGTAAGGTAGAGATGACATTACCAGAATTAATTGAGTGGGCGTGGGAGAATGAAGTTAGTGATAAGGCTTTTTATAGCAATCTTGATGGTGGTTCTGTGTATTTCGATAAAATTCAAAATTTGTCGATAGAGCATGAAATTGCTATAAATGAAACTTTCACAGTAGAAATTGAAGAAGAGATTACGGAGGACACAGTGTTTCCGGTGTTAGTAAAGGTTATAGAAAATGTAGTTAAAGGAATTAAGGTAATCTCTTTTTACAACGCTAGTATTAACTACTCTAAATCACAGAACGAAACACTCTCTTATTACATTCTTAACGACGACGGCACAATGATTTTAATTTGGAAGGACGGAAAACTAGTAGATTAAGGAGTGTTTGAGATGATACTTAAATTCAGAGCGTGGGATAAAGAAGAAAAGAAAATGCATAAAGTAAAAACTATTGAATTCAGTCGCAGAGGTGCAAGAATTATACATTTAGCCGAAGTACAGTCTAACGGTAAAGGAGATCATAAAAGATGGCATTCATCTGTTGAACTCATGCAATCAACAGGCTTGAAAGATAAGAACGGTGTCGAAATTTATGAAGGGGATATCGTAGAACTTAAATATCCATATGATAAACGTATAAAAACAATAGGGATTATTGTTTGGGATATTTATAAATCTTGTTTTGGAATAAGTATGAAAGAAACTACTGAACGATACGAATTATATAGAATAACAGCAGAAAATTATTTATCGGTTATTGGTAATGTGTTTGAAGATGAAATTTTATTAAGTGATTTGGAGCGTGGTAGTGATGAGTGAACAAACTATACTCCTTGATGAAAATGACTTACTCAGTTTATTAAATGGTGGCAGTTTTCATACATTGGTCGGTAACCAAAAAGTAGTTATTAAGCAGTCGTTACTTAAACCAGCATTAGCACCTATGTTGAATTACCGATATCAAATAGTTGATACAAAAACAGAACGTGAACGTTTATCAAGAATGGTATCACATTCAATTAATTCAAATATTGGAGGAACAATAAATGACAAACACATTAGATACTTTAATAGCATTAAGTAAAGAATACACAAGGCTGCTTGAAAAACGTAGAGAGTTAGAACCAAACTGGCATGCGTACAACCCGAAAATACCAAACGAAAGAATAAGACGTACTGGATTAATGTTAAGACAAACTATGATAGATGTTGAAAAAGGGAGAATAAAAAATGACTAATCAATTAGAAATCAAATTATTATCAGACGACGCAACAATGCCAAAGCGTGACAGACTAGACGCCGGTTATGACATATATTCTGCAGAAACTATCGTACTTGAACCACAAGAGAAAGCAACGATTAGAACAGACATCGCTGTGAACATTCCAGAGGGGTATGTAGGGCTATTAACGTCAAGAAGTGGTGTAAGTAGTAAGACACATTTAGTGATTGAAACAGGCAAGATAGACGCAGGGTTTCAAGGAAATATGAGAATTAATATTAAGAATGACAGACAAGATTTTGTTATTGATTCAGACGTGTATCAAGATATTAAAGGTGAAGTACATTATACGGATAAAACACTTGATGCAGGTACTTATAAAATCAACAAAGGCGACAAACTAGCACAGTTAGTTATCGTACCTATTTGGACACCAGAGTTAAAAGAAGTAGAGGAGTTTAGTTATGTGTCAGAGAGAGGGACAGATGGGTTTGGATCAACAGGATACTAAGGACATAGTAGCAGAGATTAAAAGAATACTTCGCAAAGAGTAAGGAGTAGATAAAGTGAATATTAAAAAAGCGAGAAAAAAACCAGCTTATGATATTTTACCAGATGTTATTAAAGCTGATTATATATGGGATAAGGAGTGAGTGGGAATGGAAGATAATCAAAATGACAAGAAATATATTATTGAAATAAAGAGTGGCTTGTACGTATCAACAAATGCATTTGGAAATGTATATAGTTTCACTAAAAACATAGAAAAAGCTATTAAAACTTCTTATTTAGATAGTGCTATGGATATTGCAGAACGCTGCTATGGTACTGTCAAAGAATACAGAATGAAACATGAGATTTTAGAGGTTTTAGAATAATGCAATACCTAATCAGAGAATTCACAGATAGCACAGGTCATGTGCATCTAAATATGGAGGTAAGTAAATAATATGTGGATAACAATATCAATAATTCTCGCAATAGCATTACTGATTGCATTAGGTAGTAACTCAATCTTGCGTAATGAATTAGATGCACTGAAATACGCCAACGTATATCTCTTTAGTAAGTTTGTAAGAGAAAGTGACATAGAAGATATTGAACGTGATATTGAGAGAGCGAAGAAACAGTTTAAGTAATGGAGGTAAGTTGATGACTTTGAACAAGCGCGACGTAGTTTTAATGGAGGAGTATTGGAAAAACTTAAAAGAGATGAAAGGACAATTAGCTTACAGACGCTATGAATTATTATACCAACCAACCGATACTAACTTTGGTGGAGGTAAATCTAATATAGTTACCAGTCAAGTAGAGAATGAAGTAGTCAAATTGCATCAAGATGACTTGTATAAAAACCTAAGCAATACTATTACATCTATTGAAGATATATATAGAAGTGCAACTAAAGAACAACAAGTCATAGTTGATTATAGATATTGGGACAAAGATTTACTTATACATGAATGGGAAGATATTGCTCATGAATTAACTAAGCAAAGAGAAGATGATAAAGTCATTTCAGTTTATTCTGTATTAAGGATGAGAAGAAAGTTAATGGAAGAAACTGCAAAGAGAATTGGTTTTATTCATTTCGATTAATCGCAATTCTCACATTGTTTAATTGCGAAGATAATTAATATATATTGTTAGTATCAAATATTATTAGATAATAAACAATCAGAAAGAACATTCAACTTCATTGTTGTTTGTTCTTTTCTTTTTGTCTTGAAAGAAGTGAAATCATTTGTCATTCATTCAACCAAAGATTAGACAAGGAAGAAAGACAATGACTGAGAGCGAGTACAAGGCACAAAGGGAACGTAATAGGCAACGTAATGCTAAGCAGTATAACGCACACACGAGATATGGTAAGGATAGCAAGTATATGGAGTTCTATCATTCAAAAGAATGGAGAAACAAGCGTAAACAAGTGCTATTACGAGATAAATATTTGTGTCAGTCGTGTCTTAGAAAAGGTTACGTTAATCCAGTGAAAAAAGGTCAACGTTTTTACGTTCATCACATAATTGAATTAAAAGATGATTGGAAAAAACGATTAGATATAAACAACTTGGAAACGGTATGCGCTGAATGTCATTTAGAGAGCCATAGAGGGCAAAGACGGAAACGATGAACAATGTATCGGAAATTTAAGGGAGGGCTTGATATACCCCCTGTCTAATACACGTAGGGCGTAATCGCTCGATAACTTTTTTGTACCCAAATTCTAGAAACTAAAAATCTGAAATCGCTATTTGGAGGTGAGAACATGGCTAGACCACGTAAATTGAACGCTGCAAAAACAGGAAATCATAATAAAGAAGATTTAGAATACCAAGAACTTAAAGAAAATGGCTTATCTCAATTTAATAATATTGATGTTAAGAGTGTTCCGTCTGATTTAACTAAAGAAGGTAAAAAAGAGTGGAAACGTATCATTCCTTTACTCGAACAATTACCTATCGCAGAACTTGATTATGATCGTATCAAACGTTACTGCCAATTAGTATCACTTACAGATGAAGCGTATCGTCATATTATGCAACATGGCACAGTGAATGAAGAAGGTACAAAGAGAACACCTCAATATTTCACTTATATGGATGGCTTAAAAGAACTTAAATCAATCTGTGGTCAATTAGGAATGACGATTGACAGTCGAATGAAGTTGGTTGTTCCTACACCTGATGAACAAAAACAATCGGTTTACGATAAATTTGGTGTTGATGACGATGACTAACGTAAAAATTAATAAAGAGTACGAAAAACTGTTAGATATTCCTAAAGAATATAAGGATGATGCTTACAAATACTGTGTCATGGTGCTATCTGGCACATTTATTACTTGCAAAGATACGCAGCTGGCTTGTATTCGTCATTTAAGAGATATTAAGCGAAGTATTGAAGATGGTGAGTTTCCTTATGTATATAAACCCAAACGTGCAAAGAAAGTTATTCAATTTATTGAAGTATTACCCGATACAAAAGGTAAATTTAACAAACTAGCTTTATTTCAAAAATTTATTGTTTCAATGGTACGTGGCTGGTTTACTGAAGAAGATGATTACCTAAGATTTAATAAAGCATTTATCTCAATGGCTCGTAAAGGTGGGAAATCGCTTTTAGTAAGTGGTTTAACGCTCTACTCATTTTTGTTTGATAGAGAGCCTGCTGAAGGGCGACAAATATTTTGCGCTGCAAACGACAAGAAACAAGCTAGTATCGTATTTAATATGGTAGCTAAGCAACTAATGTACTTCATCTCTCAAGTACCTGAACTAAAAAAAGACGTTAAAAAAGTCAGAGAACTGCTACAACATACCAAAGATGGCTCATACGTTATGCCTCTCTCTCGTGACACAGGGGCAGTTGACGGTTTTGAACCATTTTTAGCTGTTATAGATGAATATCATGCTGCAAAAACAAATGAAATGCTAGAGCTTATCGAGTCAGGTCAAGTTAACTTGATGCAAAGTTTAATTTTTATTATTTCAACAGCAGGATTTAACTTAAATGCGCCAATGTATATGGACGAATGGCCATATGCTAAAGAAATACTCGCTGACACATATCGAGATGAACAGTATTTTGCAATAATCTTTGAACAAGATAACGAGGAAGAATGGCAAGACAAAACAATGTGGGCCAAAAGTAATCCGCTTATCAACGAAAGTGATGATCTAAAAGAACAGATTGAAGATTTCTTACAAAAACGAGTAGATGAAGCAGTTAAAAAAGGTACGATGTTCCGAGTATTAGTTAAAAACTTTAATTATTGGATGCAAGCGTCAGAAGAAAGTTATCTAGATTTTAATGACTGGAAGAAAAACGAAACTGAATTTGATATTAAAGGGACTAAAACATATATCGGACTAGACTTATCTCGTGCTGATGACTTAACAGCAGTTTCATTCATACATTTAGATGAAGTTAAGAAACAATATTTTGTGACAAGTCATTCGTTTGTTGCTACTAAAGGTGGACTACAAGCAAAAATCGAACGTGACTTAATAGATTACAGACAAATGGCACAACACGGTTATTGTACAATCACCGACTTACAAAGTGGCATTATCAACAGTAATCAAGTGTTAGATTACATTGAAAAATATATCTTAACTAACAACTTAGATGTTCAAGCTATTTGTTATGATCCACATGCTATTCATGGTTTTATTGCAGAAATTGAAAAACGAAACTGGCGTTATGAATTAATTGAAATACGTCAGGGTGCTATGACGTTATCTAATCCAGTCATTGATTTCAGATTAAAAGTTATAGACGAACAAATTAAACATCATAAAAATCCATTACTCGATATCGCAGTAAAAAATGCAGTATCTAAGAATGTGAATGATAGCGTCATGATTGAGAAAAAACTCAATCGTGAAAAGATTGATCCATTAATGAGTACGATATTTGCATACGTTATAGCAAGTGAGCATGAATGGGAAAAAAAACGAGCATTACCAGTATTTATATAAGGAGGTGGCACGTATGGAAATAGCAAAGAATATTATTATCTTACTATTAACCTTAATTGGCATTATCTTAATTGGATATGGTGCATATTTAGCGTGGAAGCCATTAGGCTTTATTGTTGTTGGACTGCTTGTGACAGGCTTTGCATTAACACTTGACCAACCTTTTAAGGGAGGAGGTGGAAATAGTTAATGGGCGTATTTAATTTTAATGGTTTCAGACGTAGTAATGAAGTAACAGTTGATAGAAGCACACTAAGGATGATTACAGAAGCAAACGGTTTAGGTGATATTACATGGAATGGCATTAGTTCATTAAGGAACAGTGATGTATTTACTGCAATTGATATTATCTCTAAAGACATAGCTAGTACAAGTATTCAATTCAATGATAAAGATAGCTATCTAGATGACGATAAGAAAATACTCAAACTACTTAATAGACGACCTAATCCATATCTCGATGCATGGCACTTCAAATACATTATTGTGGCTAACATGCTTTTAAATGGTAACTCATACGTTGAAATTGTAAGAGATGATAAAGGACAACCAATAGAACTTTATCACATGCAAAACAGCGCAGTATCTATTGAACAAATAGACGATAAAATTAAGTACAATTACATTGATGAACGTGACGGTCATGTCCGTTTTGATACAGAAGATGTACTTCATTTTAGAATGTTTTCAATGGACGGATTTAACGGTTATAGTCCTTTATTTGCTCTAGCTAATGAAATTGGCATTTCAATGGGAAGTAAGAAATTCTTAGATGAGTTCTTTAAAAATGGTGGTACTTCTACTGCAATACTTAAATATGAAGATGGTCGTTATTCTGATGAAGAATTAGCGATAATCAGACAAAATTTTGAAAACAGTCAATTAAAGAATAATAACGGTTTAGTTATGCTAGATGACACAATGACTTTTGACAGATTAAAAGTACCAACCGAAGTGTTGAACTTTTTAAATAGCTATAAATTTAGTACCCAACAGGTTGCTAAAGCGTTTGGTTTGCCGTTGTCTAAACTAGGTATCGAAACTGTGAACACTTCTTTAAAAGACAGTGGTATTGAATATTACAGAAGTACGTTATATCCAATTTTCTCAATGATGAATGCAGAAATAGAAGAAAAGTTATTTGCACAAGCACCATATGAAGTAACACTTGATTATGATGTAACGCGTTTAATTGATAGTGATCCTGAAGTAAAACTCGAACGTGTTACACAATTGTTTACTAAGAAAATTATTACGTTAGATGAAGCAAGAGCGCAATTCGGCTTCAAACCAGTAGAAAATGGCAGTGAGCCACTCGCTGATTTAAATACTATATTCTTAAAAGATTTATCAGCTTATCAAGATAGTAAAGTTCAGAAGAATATAGATAACCTCAATAAAGGAGGTGATGAACCGGGTGGCATACAGTCAGATTGAAACAACTACTGATGAAGAAATGGTAGTAGAAGGTTATGCAATTATTTTTGACACATTAAGCGATGACTTAGGAGGGTTTAAAGAAATTATAAGTCCGACTGCACTAAGTCAGGTAGATGTAACAGATGTTAAGTGTTTAATCAATCATGATTATAATCAAATCGTTGGTCGTACATTAGCAAATACGTTAGAACTAACTGTTGACGACAAAGGTCTTTATTTCAAATGCTTCTTACCTAATACAAGCTATGCAAGAGATATTTACGAAAATATCAAAGCAGGTAATGTAAACCAATGCAGCTTTTTTTATACACTCCCTATTAACGACGATACTGCAAGAACATGGTCAAAGATTAACGGTGAATATGTACAAACGATTAACACGATTGATGAATTACTAGAAGTAAGTATTGTTACTCTACCAGCGTATCGAGATACATCTGTTGTTGTAGGACAACGTGCTAAAGGTCTCGACAAATTTAAAGAGTTAGAAAAATATAAATTAGAGTTCGACTTAGAAAGCTTACGTGTAGATACGTAGGCTATTTTTTATGCCGAATTTTAATAAATAAATTAAAGGAGTGAAGCTAATGGCTACATTAGACGAACAAGCGAAGTCGATTAATGATTTAATTGACCAAGCGCAAAAAGCAGTCGCAGATGGAGATGTAGAAACTGCTAGAAAGTTAAAAGAAGAAATTGAACAAGCTAAAGCAACTTACAATGAACAAAAAGAAATTGCTGACGCTGTTCAATCAGAAGAAAAAATCTCAAGTAATTCCGACAAATCAGCATCTACTGAGAAAACAGAAACAGAAGTGAAAAACGATAAACCAGATGCTGAAAGTAAAGATGTGGAAGTAACAGAGAAGAAAGAACAACCAGAAAAAGTTGAAGTTAAAGAAGAAGTTGAAAATCCAACTGATGAAGAATTAGAAGATAAAAAGAAACTAGGAGGCAAACGCTCAATGACAAGACAGATTATTGAAAACAAACAAAGCAAGTTATCTGACGAAGCACAAGGCTTTGTAGATTACATCAAATCAAAAGGGGCTAAACGTGACAACGTTAAATCAGTCGATGCACAACCTTTAATTCCAGAAGATATTAAATATGTGCCAGAAGAATTACCAGAAACGGTAGTTGACCTTAAAAAATTCGTAAATGTTCAACCAGTCACAACTGCTGCAGGTTCTCATCCAATCTTAAATCCTGCACAAGAAACAATGATTGCAGTTGAAGAATTAGAAAAAAACCCAGAATTAGCACGTCCTAAATTCACAGATATTGATTACAGAGTGAAAACATATCGTGGACAAATTCCAGTATCTCAAGAAAGTTTAGATGATAGCGAAGCAAACTTAGCGAAAATTGTAGCTAAGAACAATGAACGTCAAGCAGTAAACACTACAAACAAAGCTATTGTAGACGTTATGAAAACATTTGAAGCAGTAGATACTGCAAACTTAGACGATATTAAAGCTATTATCAATGTTGATATTGATCCAGCATACAATCTTTCATTAGTTGTATCTCAATCATTCTATCAAGCTTTAGATACACTTAAAGATAAAAACGGGCAATATTTATTAAAACAAGATATTACAAGTGCTTCAGGTACAACTTTATTTAATCGTCCTGTATTCATTGTTAAAGATGAATTATTTGGTACTAAAGGAGATAAAAAAGCATTTATTGGCGATTTAAATTACGCTATTTTCTTTGCGGATAGAAAACAAGCATCTGTTAAATGGATTGAAAACGAAATCTATGGCCAAGTATTAGCAACTTACATGCGTTTTGACGTTTTAAAAGGTGTAGAAGAAGCAGGTCGTTTCTTAACTTACACAGGTACAGCTGGAGACTTAGGCACTGGCTCACCAGAAGCATAAAAGGAGGCTAAATAATGGCTAATTTTAAAGTTAAACAACAATATAACGACTTAGAGTTTAAGCGTGTACTTAAAAAGAATGAAGAAGTCGAAATGACGGTAAAACGTGCTGATGCAGTAGAAAAAACATTGAGTGAAAAAGGATTTAAAGGTCCTTTCTTAGAACGTATTGATAATAAAAACAAAAAGTAGGTGATTAAATGCTTACTTTGGAACTTGAAGAAGTTAAAAATCGTTTAAGAGTTGACCATGACTTTGATGATGATGAAATTTTAGGGTTGATACAAGCATCTGAACAAGAAGTACAAGGTGCTGTAAGTGGTTATGGTAAAGCAGATGAATTTTATAAAGGTAACGCACTTTATAACTTAACTGTGATTAACCAAGTTGGCCACCACTACGAGAATAGATCAACCACAAGTCAATTCGCTAAGCACAATGTAGCTCCTTCATCACTAGCGCTTATTCAAAGTTTGAGAGGAGCGTATGCTTTATGGAAATCGGAAGGCTCAAACATAGAATAAAGGTTTATGACCAAACTGAAACAGTCAATGATGAAGGTATCTATGTAACAGATAAGAAGTTGATTGCCACTCCTTATTGCGAAGTGTCAAAAACTACAATAAAAGAATTTAGAGAAATGGGCCTAGAGGCAAGAAAGGGAACAATCGACTTTATTATCCGTTATCGACAAAAGGCTGATATACAGTCAGATATGATAGTTGAGTTCAAAGGAAAAGAATACAAAATTAAATATATTGAAACAGACTTACAAGACTTAGAACGTCAAATGTTGAAATGTGAGGTGGTAGAGTAATGACTAAACAACGTTACGATAGCGATAAGGATATATCAGATAAAATCAGAAAATTAGTTATCAATAGTGAAAAGCAATCAAAACAGGCAGTAACAAAGGCTGCAAAACTCTACAAAGCTAACATTGAGGCTAATACACCGGTACACAAGCGACAAACTCATTCGACACATGCAGTAGAGGTATTAAAAATCTCTAATTTCAGTCGTGATGAACTTAATCCAACTAAAACAGTTGGTTTTGATAAAGGTCGTAAACGTAAAGATGCTGGTTGGTATATCCACTTTCCAGATGTCGGTACTCGTCCCTCTAATCGTTCTATGGGCCAACCACCACAACACTTTATGAGACGTTCATTAGAAATGAGTAAAGCACCTATTTTAACGATATATAAAGAAGCAGTAAGGAATATGGTTGATATTGACTAGACACCCTATTGTACGTGTATATTCATGGCTAAAAAGTGATAAAGAGTTAGAAAGATTACTCAATTCTAGTAAGCAACCTAAAATATTTAATTTTGAAATTCCTGAAAACTATCAAAAAGCAGAATACACACCTTTAGTAAGAATTACAGAGATATTATTACAAAACACAATATACAGAGATGGCGATAGTGAATACTATCGCTTTTTATTTGCCATTGAAACATTTGGTAATGATATCAATACTACTTACACAGTAAGCGAGTACGTGAATGACATTATCAAAAAACACAATGGCAGAGTGATTAGCCGAGACCTTTTGAAAGATAAGGAACTCGGTCTTTTTAATCAAATGAATGAATACGAAATAATTTTACCAGTAAAGGAGTAATTAATAATGGCAGATAAAAAAGTAGCAATTACATGTGAAGGTTTCAAAGCACGTCGTCAAGAAGGAAACGGTTATGAAGCAGGACCTTTAACAGACATTCCAGGTTTACAAGAAATCGAATTAGAATTAGAACAAGGTAACGAACCAGTATACGCAGACGGAGTTAAAAAATTAAACTTATTCAGTGGTATTACTGGTGCAACATTAACTGCTAATGTAATGGAACTAAACAAATCAGAGCGTGAGCAATTCTTAGGTGTTAAAGTTGATAAAGGCATGGAATTATACACATCTGACTTAGTGCCACCTTATTTATCAGCATCATGGAAGTACCGTTGTAACGATGGCTCATTCATTTACTACGGTTTAACTCGTGGTAACTTCAATATTCCTAATACAAGTGCATCTACTATGGAAGATAGTCCAGAACAACAAGACCAAGTAGAAATGGAAGGCTCATTCGTACAACGTGATAATGACAAATTAGTCTTTGCACGTATTCATAGTGCAGATCCAGATTTCAACGAAGAAGATTTCTATAAAGCAATTCATGGTGATGACGCAGTGACGACTGCTGACAATACACCAGCTGCATAAATAATTTAAGGCGACTGTAATAGGTCGCCTATTTTTGTATACAAAAATAACTAATAAGGGAGCAATACTAAATGGCTAAAGTAATTTTAAAAATCGATGGTAAAAACAAAACATTTGTTAAAGATAAATTGAACTTAGGTGCAGTCAAAGCACAAGCAGAGTTCGAACAAAAATTACAAACAGGTTTTAGTACAATCGGCGAGTTACAAAACTTATACCGTAAACATCGTTCAATTTTAAACAAAATCGAAAAAGTAGAGAACAAATTAGCGGATGTAGAAACAGATGAAGAAGCAGAAAAGTTATATCAAGAATTAGATGAGTTAGAAGCAACAGATGAGTATAAAGAGTTTTTAAATAAATCAGAAGAACTAAATGAACAAATCAAAGAAGAAGGCAACGATGAAGATTTCGAGATTTACGATGAGTTCGCCAATTTATTAGTTAAAGTATTCGACAATCAATTCACTATTGATGAAGTATTTGACGGTTTAGAAGTAGAAAACAGCTTACCAGATACTTATAGCAAAATCTTTGCTAGTAATGACGCGGGAAAGCCAAAGAAAAAAGCGACTACAACAAAGACAAAACAGCAGAAGAAATAGTCGAAGATATTTATTTAGTTTACCGTCATTTCATTGAGGATGCACAGTACAAACCACATGAAGTTGACGCAATTGTTATGGAAGATTTCGATAAATACTTCAATACCAAGAAACGTAAACGTAAGGCTTCTAAAGTGGCTAAAGCTGGTACATTAAGTCCCGAACAAATGATGGCATTAATTTAAAGATAAGGAGGTGGAATAATGGCAGATTTTAACTTAGGTGCAGAGGTTTCGATGGATGTTGATCCCATAAAAGCCTCAGCTAGAACGTTAGAACGTGAATTAAAAGGAATTAATCAATCATTAAGAGAACAACGTAAAGAGTTCAAACAAAATGAAATGAGCGCTGAACAATTAGCTGACATGGAAAAAGACTTAGGTCGAGCAATAAAAGCACAAGAAGGTTTGCTTACTAGACGCAAAAAGTCATTGCAAGATGTAAAAGAAGAAATGGCTAAGTCTAACGAAGTGACAGATGAACAGCGCATTAAATTGCAAAAAGCTGATGCTGCATATCGTAAAGCTCAAAATCAATTAAATGGTTATACTAAAGAATTAAAAGATGTACAAGTAGCTAGTAAAACACTTGGTAAGTCAACAGACGATATCAAAGGGAAATTAAATAGTCTTAGAAACGAAGTTAAACTAAGCGAAGCAGAATTTCAAAAATCTAGTAAAGCTACAAATGATTACGAAAAACATATCAACAATTTATCTACCTCTTTGAATAAAAGTGAAACTAACATCAAACAATTAGAAGATAATTTAAAAATTGTTTCTGAACTGAAAGGAGAAAATAGTCGAGAGGCTAAAAAACTAAGTTCGGAAATTGAAAAGGAACGATTATCTTATAGTCAACTCGAAGTTTCTTTAAGTAAAGTTAAAAACGAATTTGAAGATGTTAAATATGAAAACTCTGAACTTGCACAATCTATAAATAAAACAGAGAAATTTATAGATAATATGAAAGGTAATGTTAATGCATTATCCAATGAATTGAAAAGAAGTAGTTCTAGTTTCAAAGGCTCATCTCAAGAAGCCGATGATTATAAAAATCACTTACAACAATTAACTAACATTCAAACTAAACAAAAGAATGTTATTAAAGAATTAGAAGATGAATATAAAACGGTTACAGCTATACAAGGAACATCTTCTCAACAAGCTAAGCAATTGAAAGATGAAATAGATAAACAACGTACATCTTTCACTTCATTAGACACCCAAATTAATCAAGTTACTAAACAATATGATGAGTATCGATTAGCTAATTCGCAAACTAATATCACTTTAGGAGAAGCTAAAAGACGATTAGAAAGCTATAACAATGCTCTGGAAGTGAATACTGTTAAATTTAAAAATAGTAATAGATCAGTTGAAAACTATCAAAATCAATTGAATCACACTAACGCTACGATTACTCAACATAAAGCAGTTTTAGAAAGTTTAAAACAAAGATATGAAGAAGTAGCACACGCTCAAGGAAAAGATAGCAATGAAGCAGAGAAACTACAAAAAGAAATGTATAAAGAGGCAGTAGCATTAGAAGTTGCACAAAGTAGAGCAGATGAACTTTCAGATGAACTAGATGAAGTTGCTAAGTCACAAACTAAAGTAGCTTTAGCAAGTAAATTAATGCGTGCTGGGTTTGCAGGTTCTAGAGAAAGTATGGATCGTATCGCTACCACTTTAAGAAGTTTAGGCGAAATTACACAAGGTGTAGTTGGAGAAGTGATGGCTACACAATTTGCTAACTTAGTACCTATCATGGGTTCAGTTGTTAGTGCTGGTGCTGGTATTGGTGGTATGCTTACATCATTAGCTGGAGGCGCTATCGGTCTAGGTGGTGCATTTGGTATTGGCATGGGCGCTATTAATGTGTTTGCAGGTCAAGCAACATATGCACTTAAAAAACTAGAAGATGGCGAATTAGCATTAACTAATGAAACAAGACGTTATCAAAGTGTGTTAAGTAGTTTAAAAAACGAATGGGAAGGACTTATCGCTCAAAACCAAGCTAAAATTTTCAACACACTTAGTAATGGTATTAATATTGCTAGAACTTCTTTATCTAACCTCAATCCTTTCTTAACACGAACAGCAGGACAAATAGAAGGTATGAGTGGAAAGATGTTAAATTGGGTTAAAACTTCATCTAATGCAAAAACTGCTTTCAACATTTTAAATACACAAGGAACACAAGCGTTCGGTCATTTATTACAAGGCGCTTATCATTTTGTAGACGGTACAACTGCTGTATTTAATAAGCTAAGTCCACTATTCGTGTGGGCATCACAAGGTTTTGAGAATATGGCATTGTCATTTAGAAAATGGGCGAATAGTGTTGAAGGCTCTAAAGCAATAAACGGTTTTGTTGAATACACTAAAACTAACTTACCTATCGTAGGAAGAATATTCGGTAATGTATTTGCTGGTTTATTCAATCTGTTCAGTGCATTTAGCGGACATTCTCACAACGTATTACTAGGTATAGAAAGTGTGACAGAAGGTTTTAGAAAGTGGAGCGAAGAATTAAAACGTTCAGACGGTTTCAAACAGTTTGTTGAATACCTAGAAACAAATGGTCCTAAAGTATGGCAGTTAATAAAAAATATAACTGGTGTGTTATGGGGGCTAGTGAAAGGTATGGCTCCAGTTGCGTCAGTCACATTGTCGATCACTAATGCTATAACTGGTTGGATGGCAAGCATGGTTAATACACATCCGATGATTGGTAAAATATTAGGTTCAACAGTAGCTTTGACAGGTGCTATCTTATTATTACTTAAACCAATATTTTTAGTTAAAGGTGCTTTGAGTGGTATGAGAGGTGCTTTACTTGCTGTTACAGGTGCAGAGAAGTTGTTAGGTGCGCAAGGTGCATTTGCAACATTAGGAATGAAACGACAAGCTATACAAGCAAAAATAACAACTGCTGCAACTAAAGCATGGGCATTAGTCACTAAAGCTGCCGCACTTGCAACTAAAGGTTTAGGTCTAGCACTAAGATTTATGACAGGTCCAATAGGCATTGTAATAACAATTGTTGGTGCTTTAACGGCTGCCATTATTTACTTATGGAAGAATAATGAAACGTTCCGTAACTTTGTAATAAATGCATGGAACGCAATAAAAAATAGTGCAGTAGCAGTATTCGGATTTATCAAACCATATATCATTAACATTTGGAATGCTATCAAGAACTCAACTATTGCTATTTGGAATATTTTAAAAAACGCTGCAAAAGTAACATGGAATGCGATTAAATTTGCAGTTCAACATCCTATTCAAGCGCTAAAAAATATTATCTCGGGTATATGGAATTTTATAAAAACAACTAGTATAAAGACATGGAACGTTATCAAGAACGGAATAGTTGCTATCGCTAAAAGTTTAGTTAATTTAGTGAAAGTGAGTTTCAATGGTTTAAAATCATTCTTTAGTACATTATGGAATTTCGTTAAAAATAATTCTATAAAAACATGGTTAGCCATTAAGAACGGTGTATTGAAAATTATTAGATCATTAGTTAATGGTGCTAAAACTGTGATTAGTGGTTTGAAAAAATTTGTTTCTACAACGTGGAACGCCATAAAATCTATTTCAATCAAAACATGGAACGCTATAAAGAATGGTGTGGTAAAAGCTATTCGAAGTATGAGTAATGGTGTTAAGAAAATAGTAGGTGCTTTAAAAGCATGGATGAGTAAAGCATGGAATGCTATTAAAAACACAACAGTAAAACTCGCTAAAGGTTTAAGTAGTGGTGTTAAAAATGTATTTAATAGTTTGTCTAAAGTAACACGTAGTATCTTTAATAAACTAAAAAAATTCATGTCTAATGTATGGCGTAGTATTAAGAACACAACTGTTAAATTCGCTAAAAGTCTTTGGTCAGGCGTAAAATCGACGTGGAATAGCCTATCAAGAGGAACGCGTAGTATTTTTAATAAAGTTAAGAACTTTATGAGTAATATATGGCGAAACATTAAAAACACAACTGTTCGCTATGCTAAATCATTATGGACAGGTGTTCGTAACACGTTTAACAACCTTTATAGAGGTACTCGTAATATCTTTAATCGCGTCAAAAGCTTCATGTCTAACACTTGGCGTAGTATTAAGAATACAACGGTAAATATGGCTAAAGGTTTATGGAATAGTGTTCGAAGAACATTCAATAATATGAATAGTGGACTTAAAAATATTATTGGGCGTATCAAAGGCCACATTACTGGAATGGTAAATGCAGTAAAAAGTGGTTTGAATAAATTGATAGGTGGAGTGAACTGGGTAGCTGATAAAATTGGAATGAAAAAAATACCTACTTTCAAATTCCATACAGGTACAGAAAGTACACATACACAAAATTTAGTGACTAATGGTAAGTTAAACCAAAATACTTTAGCTACTGTTGGAGATAAAGGTAAGGGCAACGGTCCTGGAGGCTTTAGACACGAAACAATCATACCGCCTAAAGGTAAACCATTTATAACTCCAGCTAAAGATACGACTATGCCGTTATCTAAAGGTACTCGTATTTTAAATGGTGCGCAAACACATGCTATGTTAAGTAACGGTATGACACCTATGTTTAATACTGGAACTATACCTCGTTTTGCTAGTGGTACTAAGAAAAAATTATTCCAAGCAGTAGGAGAAACTGCAGGAAAGTTTTTTAATAGTGCAAAAAAACTAAAACACAATGCTATGGATAGTATTGGCGATAAAACCAAACAAGCTAAAGAATGGGGAGGCGAAAAGCTTTCTCAAATTAAAGGTGCAGTAGGGAAAGGCACTAAATGGCTATCGGATAAAGTTGGAGACATAGCTGATTGGGTTGGTAAACCTGGCAAATTACTTAATAAAGTGCTTGAAGCGTTTGGAGTAAATATGGACGCATTCGGAATTGCTAAAAGCGCAGAAATACCATACAACTTAATGAAAGCTATGTTTGGAAAATTAAAAGAAGCTGCTAAAAACTTGATTGATGGTTGGTTAGAAGATGAATTTAGTGGTGGTGGAGGATATAATCCATACACCAAATCACCATTCCATATGACAAGAGGATGGACACCTTCAGGACATGCAGGTATTGACTATGGTGCGCCGACAGGTACACCTATTCCTTCGCCGATAGACGGTAAAGTAATTCAATCATGGTTCTCACCTAACCAGCCATCTGGCGGTAATGAAACTCAAATTTGGGACGGACAAAAATATACACATATTTTCATGCATCAATCTAAACGTAAAGTAAAAATTGGCGACAGAGTTCATCAAGGTCAAATCATCGGATTAGTAGGTAATACAGGTAACTCGTTCGGCTCCCATTTACATTGGCAAGTTAACAAAGGAAAAGGATATTTAAACAACCATCCAGATAGTGTAAACCCATTAACATGGGCTAAACAAGCAGCTAAAAGTGGTGGTGGCGTAAACAAAGCTGCAAGTGCTTGGAAACCAGATATTAGACGTGCAGCTAAAGCAATAGGAGTAAGAGTTTCAAATGCTGATGTGAATGATGTTGCTCGACTTATCCAAACAGAAAGTAGCGGTAATGCTGGAGTTACTCAACAAATTCATGATGTAAACAGCGGAGGGAACGAAGCGCAAGGTTTATTACAATATACACCAGGCTCATTTAACAGCTACGCAATTAGAGGACATAAAAATATTAAAAACGGTTATGACCAATTACTTGCTTTCTTCAATAACACAGATTGGCGTGCTAACTTATCTTACTGGAAACGTCGTATGGCAAGTGGCTTAACGGGTTGGGGTCCAACTGGTAGTCGTAAAAAATATGCTAAAGGTACAAATTCGGCATACAGAGGCCTCTCTACCGTGTTTGAAGAAGGTGGCGAAATCATGAACTTACGAGGTGGCGAGCAAATCATACCTAATGATGTATCGATTGCAGCAATTGAAAGTGTGATTAATAGTGATATCTTCAACCGTACTCAATCGGCAGTATATGAAGCAATTTCTCGCTTTGCAGATGGTATTAGAGAGAAACAACAACAAGAGAGTATAGAGAAAGCTGAATTAAGACGTTTGCAAACTGAGAATACTGACATTAAAGAGCAAAACACTTTATTAAAAGCAATTTTAGGTAAAATGGATGCATTACTTAACGTTAATAACGACATCAACCAATCTAACCAAGAAATTAGAGATAAAAACTATTTCCCTAGTAGTAAAGAAATGACTAGGATGAACAACGAAAACAATGCTTTAAATGCTAAAACACGTTTAATGGCAAGACGATAAGGAAGTGATTACACTGACTTTCACTTTATATGATGAGAATATGAATAAAATTAATTATCCAGTTGGCGTTACGCCACTGGATTTTTTAGTTTCATCTGTTGAAAGAGAAAGATATGAAGAAACTGTAAATGGTATTCCTGGAACAATTGATTACGGGTTTGATTTTAAAGAAAGAGAAATCACATTGAAGTTTCAAATGGAACATTATCACGATACTTTTGATTTCAGACTGCAAAGAGATGAAGTTTATAACATATTTAGCAGTCACAATCATTTATACGTTTCAGATAACTTAGTACCTACACGAGTAATCAAGCTACAAGTGGATGGACAATTTACACCTGAACGTTATGGCTATTGGTATTCCACGTTAGAAATAACTGGAAAAAGTATTGGTTTACCATTTTGGAAAACGAAATACTCAACTCAAGAAATTCAAAAAATAGGATATAACGCAATAGTAGAAAAATTCGGACTAGGTGATGGTATTCATCAAGATTTTTTGAATTATGATTTTGATTCTACCGATTTTACTTTATGGAATGGTGGAAATACAACAATTGATCCGAGATATATGATTTCGAAAATTACAGTAGAAAATCTTACGAGCGATATTAATTTTGCAATTATAAATTTAAGTACAAGTAGTGAATTTGTATTTAACGAACCTTTGGTTAATCAAACTTTAACATTAGATGGATCAAAAATATTAGTCGGTGCTAATAATAGATTAAGAGATTCAAACAGAGAATATATAAAACTAAAACCTGGTGAAAATCATATAAGAATTCGTAACGGTTCATTTTCTAAAATTAAATTTGATTTTCCTTTTTATTACAAGTAGGAGGATGAAACATGACAAGAAAAATTATCACATCTATTTGGGATAGAGTGAATTTACTGAGTATTAACGATAATTTCACAGAGTTATACGAAGAAATTAGAACGATTATAGCTTCTCAATTAGACGCAGAGTTTGTATTAGAAGAAGCAAGACGTGTAAATAGGGAAAATACAGAAACAAAAATAGGAATTCAAAAGCTTAAAAATGAATTAGATCAGTTGGTTATTGAGAGTGGTAATCCTAATGCTGAAGTATCAATGGCCAGAGGATTAAGTAAAACATTAGGTGAAGAGATCGAAAGAATTGATAACAAAACTTACACTAAAGATTCGAATAAAGTTAGACCGTTAGTGTCTTTCTACTTAGATGATGGTTATCAAAATGACTATGACGTTGTATTTCCTAAAGCAAAATCTTTAGGTATACCTGTAACAGCTTGCTTATTTAACACAAGCGAATTACTCTCTACACCTGAAAGATTAAAAGAACTTATTGATAATGGCTGGGAAATTCACTCGCATACAGCACATCATGTTGATTTGGATAAGATGTCTCTTGATGAGCAAATGAAAGAGATGCGAGATAACATACTATATTATAAGGACTTAGGAATTGACTTAAAAGGTATTTGTTATCCTAAAGGTTATTCGAATGAATATACGCCTAAAGCTGCACGTCAGTATTTTGAAGTGGGTATGAGTTCAATTCCGGGTATTAATAGTTCTCCGATTGATACTTATTATGTTAAACGTGATTTAACCGACCAAACAGATATGAACAAAATGAAAGAACGTGTAGATAAAATTCTAGCAGATGGTAAGGGTTGGTTAGTATTCTATTCACACACTAATATTTTTAAACAAAATACAGAAGTTCGTAATAGATACTTTGAAATGATGGAGTATGTTAAAAGTAAAGAAATTGAATGTGTAACAGTACACGAAGCTATGAAAGTTTACGGAAACACTTTAGATATTGGTGATGTAAAATATAGTGAAAATTACCTTAAAGTTGGTAGTGATGGTGTATTAGATACAAGTAATTTACCAATTATTTATAATAAAAATTTAACAAACGTTAGTTCTATTAAAGGAACTGATTTCAAAGATGGCAAAATCACAATTACATCATTTGATTTATCAAAAAAAAGTGATATTCCATTCGATAGTGGCGTAGGCACGTTGTACACGGATAGACGTTTTGAGTTAAATGAATACGGACAACGTGCATTCCAACGTTTTGAAGGGATAGACGGAACAATTGTTCAACGTGTTTATAATGGAGGTAAATGGTCTGATTGGTCTACTGTTGGTGTATTAAACAGTGTTAAAAAAGCTTACAATAACGCTAGTCCTATTACAGAATTTCCTAAATTTAAAAAGTCAATAAATACTTTTATTTCATCTGATAATAGCGGTTTACCTGAACCAATCGGTACTTTAGAAACAACCCGTATTAGTGCAAATGATGTATTGAACTATCAAATTTTCTATCCGTATAACAAAAATATCTTTTATAAACGTTATTGGACATCAAATGGGTGGGCTGATTGGAGTAAGTTTACTAATTCTATTTTTTATACTCAATCATATGATTTTGGCGATATTGAAGCCAACGCAACAAGAACTTATTCATTTACAATTAATGGTGTAAATGACAATGATGTACCAACAATCAATTTCGTTCAGGGTCTGATTAATGGTTTAGTTCCTTACATTTATACAGCAGGGAATAATACAGTAGTTGTAAAGTTATTGAATGTTTACAACACTAAAATCACAATAGGAACAAGACCAATAAGAATAGCAGTTAATAAAAATTAATTAGGTGATTTTTATGTATATTAGAGACTTACAAGGTAATGAGTACCTATTAGAAGGTGTTATTGAACACGAATACGAAATCAATGGTGATGAACGTATAGATATGGAAATTGAGTATACACCAAATAACGCTGAATTTCTTAAAAAGAAAGAAGATTTATTGATGTGGATTGTAATTCACGATCATAAAGAATATAAAATCATCACTTCAAATCAAACTGGTTATGGTGACAAATACAAAGTCACTATAACTGGTATTTTATATATGCTTGATTGGTTAAATACTCATAGAATCGACAGTAGAATAGATGGATATTTATCTGCAGAAAAGGCATTCGATATAGTATTTGAAGATTCCCCATTTAAATATGTACTTTTAGTCCCTACTGATAAATTCCAATTTCAAGGTATCGGGGAAGGTGCTTCACGTTTAGAAATAATGAAGTCACTCTTAGAACGTTTTAGTTTAGAGATGAAATTAGTAGATAGAGTATGTTATTTAACAGATATGGTTGGTAATGATACAAACTTTCAGTACAGATACAAAATAAACGCTAATAATATTTCTAAAGAAGTAGATGGAAGTGAATTCTTTACGTACATTCGTGGTTACGGAGATTATAGAGATGAATCTAGTGAAGAAGAATTAGACGAAAGTGAAGATGGGGAAATAGAAAGTGTTGAAGAAGAAAAAGATGTGACAAAGATAGCTAATTTAAAAAGAGATTATACTTCGCCACTTGCCAATATTGTGGGTATAAGAGAAGCGCCACCTGTTAAAGATGGAAGAATTACAAAAAAAACTAAAATGGATGCTAAATTAAAAAACATTGTGGATAATAGTTTGAAAATCTCGTTTAATGCAGATGTGTTGGATATGTCTAGGCAAGGGTATGATTATCAACATGCTGTTATTGGTGATAGAGTTTTTTTAACAGATGAACGTATTAATTTAGATAGAGAAATTAGAGTAATTAAAATCCATAAAAAAATAAATCATTTAGGTGAATTGTTAGATATAGAAATTACGTTTGGTAGTTTAAACTTGGCCGATAATTATAGTGCTAGTTTTAATAATATAGTTTCTTCAATTACTGAGGTTATTGAAGGTAAGAGACGCTTACCTGATTCTTCAATGAGTATAATAAGCCAATCAATGGTAAAAAAAGTACAAAATGTAACAACTGAATTAACCTTTGATAATAACGGTATCCATGCTGTTGATAAACAAAATGCAAATAATATAGTGACTTATAATAGTGCTGGTCTTTATATTTCTGAAGATGGTGGACGTAGCGCAAAAGCAGCGTTGACCGCAGAAGGTTTAGTAGCTGATGCAATAACAACAGGAACTCTAAATGCAAACCTTATATCTATTACTGGTGGAACAAAAGATAGATATATAGAAATGACTTCTGACTTTTTAGCTTTATATGGTACTTACACACGTACATGGCAAGGTGAAACTTCAACAAATAATGTATACACTAGAATGAAAGATGGCCATTTAAGGTTTAGGAATAATGATTTAAATCGATCAGTTTATATATCTGATTTTGGCATTTCAACGTATTTAGACGGTAATGAATCTGATGCTTCGGGTACATTAGAATTCTTTGATTACACATATAGTGGATGGCGTGGTGTAACATTAAACTCTGGTATGGGTGTTGTTGCACTTAAAACAGATGCAAACCGTATTATTTTAGACAGTAACCAAACCGTAAATATCGAGAGTGAAGAGGCATCTGTATATTTAAGGCCTATGAAAAATAACAGAAATGGTAATAATGAATTTAGATTTTGGGTCAAAGATAATAAAGCGGCAGATGATACTGACGGTATACTTACTTACGGTTCTATCACATCAGGTTCGGCCTTTGGCTCAGGTATTCGATTTGATAAGAATAAAAGTACAAATTTTGTATACGCAACAAATAACAATGGAGATATTGGGACAGGTGATTTTTACGCTCGTGACTTATACGGTATGTTGCGTGCTAAAGATACAAACGCTTATGTAGGTGTTGACGGTGCGTTAAGAGTAACTGACACTAAGGGTCCTAATGGTGGAAGCCCTAACTACAAAGATATACAAGCCAAAGATATTATGGCCAATTCGATTAGAACTGATGGTGGTAACTTTTACATTGGTTGTTCTACTGATGAGGTTAGGGTTACTAACAACTTATTGTATAACGGTGGAGACATAGGTTATAAACCAATCAAAGCATCAGATTTTAAAAACGCTTCTTTAGAAGAATATAAAGAAAATATTGAAAAGTGGGACTTTGATGCATTAAATCAAATTGCAAATGAAACGGATTTGTATTCATTTAACTATAAATCTGATGAGAACAAAGAAACGAAACATGGTTTGATAATTGGTGAAGGTTATAAAACACCTAAAGAACTAATCAGTGGTGATAGTGTTAATTTATATGCAATGATTACGTGGGCATTTAGAGCAATACAGCAACTAAACAAAAAAATAGAGGTGCTAGAAAATGAAAAATAAAATTGATGATAAAGATATAAAATTAGCAGTGCAAAAGAAACAAATTGATGAACAAAACGAAATTATCGTTAATCTTCAAGTTCAAATCGAAAAACTTTATAGAGAAAATCAAGAGTTAAGTAAGCCACAGTCAGAGTAGATTGTGGCTTTTAAATTTGTGTAAAGGACGTGAGAGCATGGAGAATAGCAACCGAAGTTGTGGAGATTATGAAACTAGAATAAAAAGACTTGAAGATAATGACGAGAGAATCTTCGCATCTTTGGAACAAATAAAAGATGGGCAGCATAACCAAGAGCTGATAAATCAGAAAATGAACTTTACCCTAGATAGTATTAATCGAGAGCGTGAAATTGACAAAGAAAGTAAAAAAGAAAATCGTAAAAACATTAAAGAGATGAAACGCTTAATGTTAGGTATGGTTTTTTCAGTGGCAGGTTCTATTATTTTCGCTGTTATCAGAATGGTATTTGGCATTTAAGGAGGTGATTAATATGTTTAAACTATTCGCAAAAGCTAGTTTTTGGACTTGTTATTGGTTTGGAAAATGTAAATAAAAATAATTTAAGTCGGCACTTATGTGTCGGCTTTTTAATTTGAATAAGGAGTGGAAGAAATGGAAAGTATTATTGCATTTGCAACAGTGATTTCAGTTATCACAATCGCATTAACACAATTAGTTAAGCAAGCTGGAGTACCTAAAAATGTTGTACCTTTAATCGCTATTGGTATTGGTATTGTTTTAGGTGGTATTACAGCGTTTATTCCTGAAATTGTTACCGAATTATCAATTGGTGGTCGTTTGCTTGCTGGTTTGATTAGCGGGCTAATGGCAACAGGCATTTGGGAAACAGTTCGACCACGTACAGGTTCAACGAAAGATAAAAATAATAAAATTGGTGGAGGTCGTGCATGATGGCAGAAAAATGGAATGGCGTTCCCGTTAAATATGATTTTTTACCTATTGGGACACGTAGAAGTGGGCAACCTATAACAAGTAAAAAACCATTATTTGCGGTAGCACATGATACAGGTAATCCTGAAACAACAGCACAAACAAACGTGAATTATTATAAAAATACTTATATGATTGATTGGTCGATTGTTGCTAGCGCTCATATATTCGTTGATGATAAGGAATGTATTGTCTGTATTCCAGTTACCGAAAAAGCATGGCATGTTTTATACAATACACCGACAGACAATCAATGGTATAACGCCGATGCAAATGATGTAGCGTTTGGCGTGGAAGGTAGTTACTTCCCTAGTAGTCAAAAACGTTCACGTAAGTCGTTAGATAATATGGCACGTGTATTAGCTTATTTATGTAACTATTGGGGCATTGATTACAAAACAGAAGTACCGGGACACCAAGACATTCAAGCTGATAAAATTGATCCTGGAAACTTATTAGAGGCTTGCGGATATTCACGAAACGTTAAGCATTTAGATAAACAGATTGCTAAATACATTAATGGCGTTAAACCTGTACCAAGTAAGAAATTATCAACAAAAACAAGCAAAAAGCCGACACCTTCGCCACAAAGTGTGGTTAAGTATAAACAAGCGATTGAATACATGCACAGTCTGAAAGGTCAGTTTGTAGATTTTGATAATATGTATGCTTATCAATGCGCAGATCTGAGTGTAGACTTCATATATCACGTTACCGGTGGCGTAAGATTTTATGGTAATGCCAAAGAATTACACACACTTAACGCAATGCCTAAAGGTTGGAAAGTAGTTAAAAATACAAGAAATTATGTTCCTCCTATTTGCGCTATTGCAGTGTATACTGAAGGTATTTATAGAGAATGGGGACATACAGGTTTAGTTTGGGACAATTCGGGTGGTACAAAAACATTCACAATCTTAGAGCAAAACTATGATGGAAATGCCAATACACCAGCTAAATTGCGTGAAGATGATTATACAGGCTTAACCCACTTCATTGTTCCAGACTTTGCCGATGATAGCGTAGATTTAACAGATATTAAAGAAGTTAAAGCGACAAAACGTCAATCTAACAGTTCAATTACAGTTAACAAAAAGCCGCCTAAAAAATTAACTTGGAGTAATCAACCATATTTCAAAGCAATTGCTGATAACGCAGGTGTCACTATTTGTAGACCTAACCACAATAATGTGATGGTTACAACAAATGAAGAATATAAACCGGGCGACGTATTCTATGTATATGAAATTCGTGATGGTTGGGCTAGAGTATACAGTGCTAGTAATAACGGTTTTGTATGGTATGAACGTCTTATCGTTAAAAATATTTATAAAACTTCAGGTGGAAGTAAATTAGCGAATAAACCGAATAAACAAATAGTCAATCAGAAAAATAAACTAGATAGCACTACTGGATTAAAAGTTGGTAGCATTCCACCTAAAACGATGAAGAAATCATCTAAAGTTAAATTTAGAGCAAGAGTTGACCATTACGGAGCCACTTTAGTTAAATTTAAAGGTAAGGAATGGTATACGACAAACGACGTATATAGAGCAGGTTATAACCAATTCTATGTATTTGAAGTTAAAGACGGTTGGTGTCGTGTTTATTCTAAAAATAACAATGGTTATATTTGGCATGAACGTTTAAGAATTACAGAGGTATATTAATATGTTATATTAACAGTACGACATTATACAAAGATCTCCAAATTAGGGTAGTCACTAGGACTACCCTCTTTTTTTATGTTATAATGTTTATTAATTTTAGTTGTATTGGGAGAAAAGAAATGGAAATAAAAATAGTTTTAGACGAATCTGGAAATTTTGGTAAAGATGGCGATTATGTAGCTGTTGGAGGTTTACAAGTCTATAATGGAAAATCGATTCAAAATTTTATGAAGAAACAAGAGTTGAAATTTCGGAAAATGTATCCAGAAGATTTCGAAGATGAGGAGATAAAACATAACAATTCTTATCCTGCAATGAGACACCACTATATTAATAAAATAGTTGAAAAATCAGATAAAATTCATTATTGCGTTTCAAATAAGCGAAATTGCGCTCCGAAAATGTTAGATGATGAAAACATTCTATATAATTACATGGTGTTTAGAATCGTTAAACGAGTAATTGTACAGAATCCTAATTTACAAAAATTATTTTTATTATTAGACAACAGAACAACTAAAATAACAAGACGTGATAGTTTAGTTGACTATTTAAAAGGTAAAATTTACTTCGATTTAGCAAGGCCAGATGTAGAATTAGTAGTCACTATGTTAGATAGTGAAAATTCTAGGCTAATTCAAGCGGCAGATTTTATTGCAGGTTGTGTACGTCATTATTATACATATAGTAATGATTTATGTTATAATTTAATTAAATCGAAGCTTGACTGTAAATATCATTATCCTTATAATAATTTTTAG